CTGGAAGCGGATCGCCGAAGAGGACGACGCCCTGGGCCAGCTGACCACGCTGCTCGAGGGCCAGCGGTCGCCGGTGGCCTAGATCGATGGACCCACTCACGTTGGCCCATCGAGAGGCGCAGCTCGCCATCCGGTCTCAGGTGCTGCGAGCCTTGGTCCGCATCTGGCCGGCCATGGACTGGACGCGGCTCGACGCCACGTTCCCGGCCTGGGTGGAGTCGGTCCGCCCGCTGGTGCTCGCTGGACACTCGACCTCAGCCGACATCGCCGCCAGCTACCTGCGCCGCTACCGGGCTGCGTCTGGCGTCCGCGGTGAGGCCGTGATCGTGAAGGCGTCCCCGCTCGACGAGGCCCGCCTGCTGGCCGTCATGGAGATCACCGCCAAGGCGACGGCGAAGGCCGCCGCCGTGCGAGGAGTCACCGCCGAGCAGGCGATGGCCAACGCGTTCGTACGCTCCTCGGGTGCTGCCACCCGCCTGGTGCTCGAGGGCGGCCGCCAGACCCTGGTGGAGTCGATCAAGGCCGATCGCCGCTGCACCGGCTACGAGCGAGTCCTGGGGTCCAACCCCTGCGACTTCTGCCGGAAGCTCGAGGGCTGGTCGAAGTCGGCGCCAGCGACCGGTCAGGTCAACCAGGCCCTGTTCGGCAACTTCGAGGCCCACGACCACTGCGGCTGCTCAGTGCGGCCCACGTACTCGTGACCGTCACGCTGGTCTGCGGGCCGCCCTGCGCCGGCAAGACCACCTACGTCGCCGAGCACGCTGCAGCCGACGACGAGGTGATCGACTACGACCAGATCGCCCGTGATCTTGGGTCTCCGTCCGACCACGACCATCCGGCCGAGATGCGAGACCAGATCGAGGCCGAGGTGCTGCGCCGCATCGATGCGTTGACCCCGACCTCGTCGGCGTGGGTGATCCGGAGCCTGCCCGAGGCTGACCGCCGCTCGGTGCTCGCCGCCCAGCTCGATGCCGACGTGGTGGTGATCGACCCACCGCTCGACGTCCTGATCGCCAGGGCCGCCGATCGTCCTGCGTGGACGGTCGACGCGATCCGCCAATGGAAGCGCCGGCACTCGCCAGGCAGCTCCGAGCAAGTCCTCTCCGACGCGAGGTCGGAGCGAGCAAGGGAGGCCGCGATGGCCGACGACGACAAGCCCAACCCCGACGACGACGGCGCCAAGCCGAAGCCGGACGACCTGGGCGACGCAGGCAAGAAGGCGCTCGAAGCCGAGCGCAGGGCCCGGCGCGATGCCGAGGCGAAGGCGAAGGACCTCGAGGGCCGCCTGAAGGCCATCGAGGACAAGGACAAGTCCGAGGTGGAACGGCTCACCGAGGAGAACGCCAAGCTGACCCAGGACCTCAACGCCGCGACGGCGGAGCGGGCCCGGATCAAGGTGGCGCTCGACAAGGGCCTCACCGCCACCCAGGCCAAGCGCCTGGTGGGCACCACCGAGGAGGAGCTGGCGGCCGACGCCGACGAGCTCCTCGCCGACCTGGGAGCGGGCGCGAAGCCCGACGACGACGACAAGCCCAACGCATCCCCTCCGGGTGGCAAGCCGCGCGAGCAGCTCAAGCCCGGCAACGGCGACCCCGACCAGCCAGTCGAGGAGACCGACGTCAAGAAGCTCGGTGAACGGATGTTCCGTCACTGACCACCCCTGCACGGTCCCGCCACGGGATCGCCGCAGTCACCCTCAACGACCCTAGGAGGTCCCCGTGGCGAACACCCTGTACACCCCCGAGCAGGCTGCGCGCTCGACGCTCGCCGCCCTGCGCTACCTGACGGTCCTGCCCCGCACGGTCCGCCAGGACTTCTCCGAGGACTTCGTTCCCGGCGTCGGCACCGTCGTCAACGTGCGCAACCCGATCTCGGCCGGCGCCTCCCGCGTCTACACCGCCGATGACCGGACCGCCCGCAACGCCATCGTGTTCGACGACCTCACCCAGTCGACCGTCCCGGTCGAGATGACCGATCAGGTCTACAAGGCGGTCCGGCTGCCCGACGACTTCGCCACCTTCACGCTCCAGCAGCTGGAGCAGCAGGTGCTGGTGCCGCAGGCCGAGTCGGTGGTGGACGGCATCGCCGCCCCGCTGTGGAAGGAGATGAACAAGATCGACACCGACGCGTCGATCCCGACCCTCACCTCCTCCAACGCCCTGAGCGTGCTGATCCAGGCCCGTGCCGTGCTCAACGCCCGCAAGGTCCCGGTGGCCGACCGCTGCATCGCGCTGTCGCCCGCCGCCGAGGCTGCGTTCCTGGAGCTCGACCTGCTCCAGAAGGTCAACGAGTCCGGCTCCGACGGCGTGCTGCGTGAGGCGATCATCGGCCGGCTCATGGGCTTCACCATCGTGTCGGACCCGAACCTCGACGGCCCGACCAAGGTGACCATCACCGGCTCGCCCTCGGGTGGCAACTTCACCCTCACCTACGGTGGCGACACCACGGGCAACATCGCCCACAACGCCACCGCTGCGACGGTGGAGACCGCGCTGGAGGCGCTCGACAGCATCGTCGAGGGCAGCATCTCGGTGTCCGGTTCGGCTGGCGGCCCCTACACCATCAAGGGCCTGGCCGATCCCGACGACCTGGACGCCACGGCGTCGCTCACCGGTGGCTCGTCTCCCGGTGTGACCGTCGCTGCCAGCGTGTCCGGCTACGGCGTCGCCTACCACCGCGATGCCTTCGCCCACGTCACCCGCCCCTCGGCCAACCCCCGGGGCGCCGCGGCGTCGGCCACCGTGTCCCAGGACGGCTTCGCCCTGCGGTGGCTGCAGCACTACAACCCGAGCCAGCTCGAGGATCAGAGCGTCGTCGACACCTTCGTCGGCGCCAAGACCCTCGACGCCACCCGGGCCGTGTCGTTCGACATGAGCGCCTGAGATGGCTGATCCGCTCGCTTCCTCGTCGGACCTCGCTGCGTGGCTCCGGGTCTCGTTCAGCGCGGCCGATGAGGAGTGGGCGGATCTGCTGCTCGATGCCGTGTCGGTCCTCGTCCGTTCGGAACGTCCCGAGCTGACGTGGACGCCGGTGCCCGACCTTGCCCGGGTGGTCACCCTCGAGGTGGCCGCCCGGGTGTGGCGGAACCCCGACGCAGCAACCTCGGTGAGCGTGAGCACCGGCCCGTTCGGCAAGTCGCTCACGTTCGCTGATCCCCGTGCGGTCGGCCTGTACCTGTCCAGCGACGACAAGGCGCAGCTCGCCCGCATCCCCGGTGCCCGCATCAAGGGCCTCCACACGATCTCCACCACCCGAGTCGACCCGGAGACCAACACGGTGTTCGTGCCGACCGTCGGTGGCCCGGAGTTCCCCTGGTACCCCGGGGGTGACATCCCGTGATCGGCGAGTCCGTTGGCGTCCTGCGGCCCACGTCGGCCACCGACCGCTACGGCAACGCGTCGCTGACCTTCCCGTCAACGGCGACGCACTCCGTCGACGGCTGCGCCTTCGACCCCGGCAGCTCGAGCGAGGACAACGACGGCCGCACCGCGATCGTCGTCACCCCCACGCTGTACGCCCCGCCCGGATCGGACATCACCGCGGCGGACCGGCTGCTGGTGCGTGGCCTCGTGTTCGAGATCATCGGCGAGCCCGCAGCGTGGGTGTCCCCGTTCGATGGCCAAGCCAAGGGCCTGGCCATCTCCCTGCGAAGGGTGGCCGGATGACCACGCAGATCAAGATCAACCGCAAGGCCACCGCCGCCCTGCTGAAGTCGTCGGAGGTGAAGGCGGACCTGGGTGGCCGTGCCCGGCGCATCGCATCTGCGGCCGGCCCCGGCTTCGAGGCGCGATCCAACATTGGCCGCACCCGGGCCCGGGCCACGGTCATCACGACCACCACCGAAGCCCGGCTCGCCCAGGCGAAGGACCGCAAGCTGTCCAACGCCATCTCGGCAGGTCGATGATGGCCGAGGTCCTGGTCTCCCCCGATGCCGTCGCCCTCTACATCGCGTGGCTGACCGCCGAGCTGCCCGAGATCCCCGAGCAGTCGTCCGTCGGTGTCTACCGGGCGATCCCATCGCCACGGCCGACAGCGTTCGTCACCGTCCGGCTCAGCGGCGGCACCGGACGAGACGACGCCCTGCCCGTCGTGGACCGGCCGCTGCTCGAGTTCCAGTGCTGGGCCGCCACCCCTGCCGCCGCCCACGACCTGGCGCAGAACGCACGTGCCGTCGTGCTCGCCTCGAAGGGCGTCGTGCTCGGCAGCACCCAGGTGTACCGGGTGGAGGACGCCGGCCCACCGGTCGACGAACCCGACCCGTTGTCCGACCAGCCCCGGTTCACGTTCCGGGCGCAGCCGCACCTCCGCATCCGCCGCCCGTCCTGAGGAGGACCCCGTGAAGATCACGCTCGCCCGCCCCTACGAGGGCCACCCTGCCGACGCCACCATCGACGTGCCGGACGAGATCGGCGCTTCGCTGATCCGCCACGGCCGCGCCCGCCAGCCCGACCCGAAGCCGAAGAAGCCGCGCCCGGTCGACCTGACCCCCGCCGACCCCGAGCTCGCCGCCGAAGGCTGACCCGTTCTGCTCCCCATCCGGGGGAGCCACCCGGCCGCATAGGCCACCCAACCCCGCTCCTCAACCCAACCACCTGCCCCGCCGCTGGCCGCGGCTTGGGGCCCCACCCGCGAGGAGCGGACCATGGCCACCAACACCGACAACGTGCTCGTTGCCCTCACCGGCGCCGTGTACGCCGCCCCGATGGGCACCACCCTTCCCGACGACACCGGCGACAGCTGGAACGCCGCCTTCAAGGACCTCGGCTACATCTCCGAGGACGGCATCACCGAGGCCCACGAGGACGACGTGGCCGAGATCCCGGCCTGGCAGAACGGCCAGATCGTGCGCCGCATGATCAAGGGCACCTCGTGCACCTACACCTTCACGGTCATCGAGACCACCAAGACCGCCCTCGAGATCTACTACAAGGGCGCCACGGTCACCGGCACGCACGCCTCGGGTGTCGGCCCGGCGTCGATCGAGATCGGCACCCCGCAGGCCGACCGTCGGGCGTGGGGCTTCGACGTGCTCGACGGCGACAAGATCGTCCGCTGGGTCGTCCCGGAGGGTGAGGTCACCGAGCGCGGCGAGGTCGTCTACAAGAACGACGAGCCGTTCGGCTACGAGCTGACGATCACCGCCTACCCCGGTGACGACGGCGTGCACACCTTCAAGTACTTCAGCGACCTGGCTGGCCTGCCGGCGTCCTGACCTGTTCGCGCAGCCGGGGGTTCCCTGAGCGGGGTGGCCCCCGGCTGCGTGTCCGTCCTTCCCGGGCGGCACTCACCCACCCTGCTCGCAATCGGAAGGAACCCCGCTCATGTCCAAGAGCCGCACCGCCCCCGTCGTCAACCTCGCCGACTTCAAGAAGAAGATGACCGAGGAGCACGCCATGGTCATCAACCTGGGGGATGGCGTGACCGTCCGCTACCGGGGACCTGAGCTGCTGTCCGACGACGAGATGACGCGCATGGTCGAGCTGGAGAAGGCGAAGGACCCCGCATCGGTGGTCGAGATCGCCAAGATCATGGTCGACGACTACGACGCCTTCGTGGCCGCCGGCGGTTCGGCGATGATGCTCATGGAGATGGTGAAGCACACCAAGCAGCAGCTCGCCGAGGACGATGCGGAGGGCGAGCGCCTGGGGGAATCCGTGCCGCCCTCCGACTCCTAGAGGAGCACGAGGAGGCCGTCGAGGCCGACCTGCAGCGGTTCTACGGCCTGAACCTCTGGCGCACGCTCGGCACCCCCGAGCTGCCCTACGGCCGTCTCCTGCGGCTGATCCGCCAGCTGCCCGAGGACGCCGCATCCCGGCGCTCTGCGCACGGCGAGGACGCCCGCTGGAACCTGACCAACCAGCTGCTCGCCGCCGCCGTCGACCGCCTCGCCGAAGCCAACTGGCAGCGGACCGGCAAGGGCCCAAGCAAGCGCCCGAAGCAGATCCCCCGCCCCGGCGTGACGAAGCCCGGCACGCGCACTGGCGATGCGTCGATGTTGACCCCGGCACAGGTGCGAGCGCTGCTCGCTTCCCGTGCCCCGAAGCCCACCGAGGAGGTGCCCGATGGCAGTTGAGCTCGCAACCGCCTACGTGTCGCTGGTCCCCTCCGCTCGAGGCCTGACCCAGGGCATCCGCAAGGAGCTGGGCGGCCTCGACTCGGTGGGCGACGACGCCGGCAAGAAGGCCGGGGACGGGTTCTCCTCCGGGTTCTCGGGGATCCTCAAGGGCGGACTGCTCGCTGCGGGTGCGGTCGGTGCGGCTGCAGTGCTCAAGGGGTTCTCAGACGCCATCGGCAACGAGGCGGCGAACGACAAGCTGGCCGCCCAGCTCGGCCTCGACGGCCCGGAGTCTGAGCGGCTGGGTGGCATCGCCGGGAAGCTGTACGGCGACGCGTACGGCGATTCGCTGGCCACCGTGAACGAGGCGATCAAGGGCGTGATGCAGCAGGGCCTCGTCCCGGCTGACGCCACGAACGCGCAGATCGAGTCGGTCACGGCCAAGGTGCTGGACCTGTCGACCGCGTTCGAGCAGGACCTGGGCAAGACCTCGGCCGCGGTCGGGACCCTGCTCAAGACCGGGATGGCGACCGACGCCACCGAGGCGCTGGACATCATCACTCGCGGCTTCCAGACCGGCGTCGACAAGCAGGAGGACTACCTCGACACCCTGACCGAGTACTCCACCCTGTTCCGCAACCTCGGCATCGACGGTGCCACCGCCACCGGGATCCTGTCGCAGGGCCTGCAGGCGGGTGCCCGGGACGCCGACAAGGTGGCCGACTCGCTCAAGGAGTTCTCCATCCGAGCGGTGGACGGGTCGGAGCTCACCGCCGAGTCGTTCGAACGCCTGGGCATCGCTGGCGAGGAGATGGCCGACAAGATCGCCAAGGGCGGACCCGATGCTGCCGATGCGCTGCAGGAGACCCTCGACGCCCTGCGAGACGTGGAGGATCCGGTGGAGCGGGCGCAGATCGCGGTCGGCCTGTTCGGCGCGCAGGCCGAGGACCTGGGGGATGCACTGTACGCCATCGACCCGAAGTCGGCGGTCGATGCGCTCGGCGATGTGGGCGGTGCCGCCGAGAAGATGGGCGACACCCTCAACGACAACGCCGCCGCCAAGATCGAGTCGTTCAAGCGGGAGGCGCTACAGAAGCTGTCGGACTTCGTGGCCGACACGGTGATCCCCAACCTCGAGAAGTTCTCGACGTGGGCGCAGGAGAACCCGGACAAGGTGAAGCTGGTCGCTGCTGCGATCGCTGGCCCGCTGGTGCTGGCCTTCGCGGCGTGGGCCGTGTCCGCTGGCGCTGCTGCGATCGCGACGGTCGCCGCCACCTGGCCGATCCTGCTGGCCGTCGCCGCCGTCGCCGCTCTGGCCGCTGGGCTGGTGTGGGCGTACCAGAACGTCGACTGGTTCCGCAACGCGGTGCAGACCGCGGCGGCGTTCATCACCGACACGATGCTGCCGGCGCTGTCGAACCTGCGGACGTGGTTCGCCGAGAAGGTCCTGCCGGTGCTGCAGGTGGTGGCCGCGTTCATCGCCCGAGAGGTCATCGCCTCGCTCGCCGTCCTGTGGGGCTACATCGACCAGACCGTGATCCCGAAGCTGAAGGATCTGTGGGCGACGTTCGACAACGACATCATCCCGACGCTGCGCGACTTCAAGGTGACAGTGGATGAGTCGGTGCTGCCTGCACTGGGGTCGATCGTCAACGCAGTGTCGGTCTCGCTTCCGGTGCTGGGATCGCTCGCCACCTTCATGAACGGCCGCTTCCCGGGCAGCTTCAAGGTGGCCGCCGCCGTCATCGGCTTCGTGGCAGGCATCCTCTCCACCAGCCTGGCCGGCGCCGGGCGGATCGCTGCGGGCGCGCTGGATGTGCTGCGCACCAGCATGGATGGAGCTCGGCGGATCGCCGGGTTCCTGGTGGAGGCGATCAAGCCGATCATCACGCTGGCTGGGACCACGGCGTCCGCTGTCGGCGCGGTGATGTCCGCCGGGTTCCGCAACCTGACGGCCTCGATCGAGCTGGCGCGCGATGCCGCCAAGGCTGTCGGCGATGCCATCCAGCGCATCAAGGACCTGGCCGGGAGCATCCCGAAGATCGCACTCCCGTTCGTCGGCGGAGCCGGGATCTTCGGCGGCCTGTTCGCCAAGGGTGGCCGCCCCCCGCTCGGCAAGGTGTCGATCGTGGGCGAGAAGGGGCCCGAGCTGTTCGTCCCCGACACGGCCGGGACCATCATCCCCAACAACATGATCTCCGTCGGTGCGCAGGTGCCCATCGACATGCCCGCCGCCGCCGCCCCTGGTGGTGCCCGTGCCGGCGTCACCTTCACCGGGCCCGTGTACCTGCAGGACGAGGTGGACATCGACATGCTCGAACGCAAGATGTCCTTCGCTCAGATGGCTGGTGCCCTGTGATCCGGCTCACCTGCGACGGCCTCGACCCGCTGCTGCTCGACGACTGGGACTCCGGGATCGTCTGCGAAGAG